TTAATTTATTGGAACTTATGAAGTGCCTGAAGATATTGATCCATTACTGGACTGACTTCTTCGTTTACAGAAGTCTCCTCAGTGACTTCTTGGGACTCTTCTACTTTCTTAGGAGCAAAATATGACTCCTTCAGAGTATTGAGTTTTTCCCTGTATTGTTCTTCACTCTCAAACTCAACACCTTTAGCGAGTTCAGCCAACTTCTCCTTTTGGGATAATGCTAGACCTGCACTTGCTTCATCAAGGATGTTATCGGAGACAGATACTGATAGACGCTTGGTCAAAGCGACATTACTATCAATCTGTTCGTTGAGTTTCGTCTCCATTTCATCTAGTTTAGTGACCATTGCCTCTAATACATCATATTTATCTTCAGGGATTGAAACATAATGTTCTTCAAAAAGACCTTTGAGGCCAGTCATAAAGGACTCAGAGAGTTCCCCTCTGATTCCCGACTCTACCTGAAGAGCATTCTCTTCAATCCACTCAGTTGAAACATAGTGGAGGTAGCCGTCTACTCGTTCTTGAAGAGAAGTCTTCCACTCAGCCATCTGTTCTTCGATGCTGGCTTCGTACTTCGCTTCAAGCGATTCTTTTAATGAAGCAATCTTCGACTTAATAGTCGCTTCAAAGATTGTCTTCGCTTTCTCTTGGAAAGAGTCAGAGAGTTCTTCGCCTTCAAACAATGCTTTTACATCGTCAGTAAGGTCGATAGTTTCATCTTCCTGAACTGTTTCTTTCTCTTCTACGGGCTGTTCTGCAACGACTTCTTGCTTCTCGTCTGCTTCGACTTCTGCTTCTTCGTTAGCACCTCTACCGTAACCACTGGACTTAAGTCCAACAGCTCCTAGAGGACCATCTTGTTGAACAGTACCTGCAGTACCTTTTGTTTGTACATCGCCAGTCTGAGCAAATGCAGCATTAGGTGTTTTCAACTTATTGCTGTTGTCAGTTGGTTTAGAATTCTGAGGTGTAGGTCCACCTAGATCTTCGATGGGTGCGTTATCGGGTACATAATTTGGAGTAGCCTGTTTTGGTTCTGCTGGTTTTGCACCTTTAGTAACCTGGTTATCCATCTCATGTAGTTCGCCTTTGTTAGAAGCTGCCATTTTTACCAGTCCGTAGTTCCTTAAGAATTTACTGTTATTATTTATAGATTATAGATCCTGTAAGAACTTTTGGAAAAGCGCAAGCTTATGTTCCTCAAGTTTTTTCTGATCTACGAGGGTATTTATTGTCTTTTTAATTTCAGAAACATTCTTCTCACGAAGTACTGCTCCTTCCCATACCCATTCTTTTCCTTCCATTACACCATCTACAAATGCATCAGGTGCTGAAGGGTCTGCTACTATATCAGCAGCAGTTGCCAACATGAAGTCTTCTCCAACATAAGAGACACCTTCTTGTTGAGTGATAGATCCCATTCCTCTGGATGAAACCCCTAGTTTGACACCATCAGCAAGAAGCGATTGTGCTATCTTACCCATTGGTGTTCCAAGGATCTGTGCTTTACCTACAAAATTATTTCCTTCTTGTGTGAGAGAAATGATCTTATGGGATACACGATCTAAATTGATCTGTGGACCATCGGGATGACCCAACTCTCCCAGAGCACGACCTTTAGATACAAATTCATCACTATATCTCTTAACCTCTTTCATCATAGTGGCAATCGGATAGCAACGTTTGTTGCGATTGACTACCTCTGCCTGTAAAAATGGTCCTTGAATATAGAGAGTCTTCTTGCCGTCCTTTTCCTCGGTAAGAATATCTACTGATTCAATTTCTTCAGAAATTAACTTCATCCTATGCCTACCTCGTGTATGTGCAATGTACATCCATCGGATGTCTCTGGTGCTAATCTAAAGATCACCGACTTAGAAACATATGCAGTACCAGTGAAATCTGCTAAAGCAGAACTGTTTGCATCGACAGTAATTGTCTGTTTATAATCATTCCACTGTTGTGGAGATGAAACAGCAGTTACTTCTTTATGAGCAATAAGAGTATTCCAAGCACCGACTGCTGCACCACTCATGGTTACATAGTCGCCAACTCGAATCTTACTATCTGGATGGTTCAGTGTTAGAACACAAGGGTTTGCTTTGGAAGCAGCCGTAACTGTTCCTCTTGCAGGGTGTCCATAACGATAAAGGAAATCGTCTCCTTTATTTACATGGAAAGATCCCACACCAGCTTGGTTTGCAGTGTTGCAAACAGCGATGTGACCTGCCTTCTTTTCATCTGAACATACAACATACACTATTCCAGTCTGTATGGTTTTTGCTCCAGTGACTGCAGATGTTGCATTAGCACTAGACAATTCACCATGATCAGTGACTAGTGACAGTGGTTGACAGCTCATTCTTCTTCCTGTTGTACTTGATCTTGGGTTTCAATTTCAGCGTTTACCTCTGGTTCTTCTCCATCACCTACTTCAGGTAAAGGATCTCCTTCCTCAGGTTCACCACCAAATATACCAGCAGCAATTTGTGGAGTTATTTTTTCCACTTCATCGGCTGATTTCGCATACAGCATATCTTTCAAAGCATCAGATACTTCCGAAGAGGATGCATCCTTAGCAATCATATCTATTAATTCAGCAGAATCCATAATTTATAAAACGCTATGAGTTATTTATATCTTGGCTTTCTTGATATCTAGTTGTGGTGCGGAAGTATTCTGCTTACCTTTAGATCCAGTAGTATCTGGTTTAGATGTAGGACTAGACTGAGCAGCACTTTGTGCTCCTATCTCAGCATCAATAGCACCTTGCATTAGTGCGTTCTGAGTTTCAATAGGTACACCATATCCTACTTCATTTTCCTCTGCCATCTCCTGTGCCATTTCTTCTATCTCCTCATCAGTCTGACGTAATACCTTACGCTTCACATAATCTCTTGAATAGTATGTGCCGATGTATGGTTCGATAGCAACCATAATATTGAGACGTTCAGTCATCAACTCATGATCTTTTAGTTCAGCAAAGTGATTGTCATAAAGGAAATCAAACTGAATATGTTCAGTCATCTTATCCCAATCTTCTGGAGTGACAATGTTCTTTAGAATCAACTGAGTTTTCAGCATGTCTAAGAACAATCCACTAAACCTCTTTCTCAAACGACCAACGAACTTACTAAACATTAGTTCGTCACGTAAGATTTCAGATGATCTACCTAAGTTGAATCCACTGTCAGTACCAGAAATTCTAGACTCAGGTACATTCAATGCTCTATATAACTTCCTTTGGAAATACTCAATGTCCTTGAGTTCTCCTAAGTTTTGTCCACCAGGTAATGTAGAGATTTCAGTTCCTCTACCACCTTCACGTCTAGGTAACCAGAAGTCCTCTAGCATAGACATAAACTTCTTATCATCCTTGATCTCACCAGTGTTAGCATCGTAAACTAACTTGTTACGATACCTCATCATGACATCACGGAGGTATTGTTCTGCCTTTACTTTAGGTAGATTACCAACGTCAATATAGAATATTCTTCTTTCAGGTGCTCTTGATAATCTGTATATAACAAGACTATCCTCAATCATACGTAACTGGTTTAGACCTTTGATTGCCTTATGTAAGTAAGACAGTGTGATCTTCTTGTTACGATCTACTAGTCCAGAGTGTACATGTGTGATTGCATCCTTAGCAATCTTTACACCTTTACCTGCTACAGATCCAAACTTCTGTGCCATACCTTGTGGGTAATAGGTATAGAACTCAGTTATCTTAGCATCTTTGTTTATAGTTGATTCACCAGCATACGGCATAACAGGTATACCTTCTGCACCTCTAGCACCCTTTTCATTCTTAGGTTGTATCCTCATCAACTTGAGTTTTAGAGAATCAATATATCTAATCTCCTTTATACCTTCGTCTGGTTTCTTGAGGTCAATAACTTTATGATAATATAATCGACCATCAACATACCAGTTTCTAAAAATTTCATGAGACTTCTTATCGAAGTCCATAATGTCTTTAATATACTTGAACTCATCCCTAACAATCTTCTTTAGATTGTCACTTACATTCAAATTATCTAAATCTATTTCTACAGGTGAATCGTTTTGATCAGAAACAATCGCTTCGTTTACAACATGTTCAATTGCGG